GAGGATAAAGCTGAGAGAAAATTTGCGTTCCCGCAGCAAGAACATCTGCACCAAATTCCACACCAGCCGCAACTACTATGCCAACGCCGTTTGATATAGGATTTTGATTTCCTTGTATCAGTAGTTGGTCATGAACTGTGGGATAGTAATGAATAGGAACAAGGTTTCCTGTAAAAAAAGAATCGCCAGCTGCATTTGTGGTAATACCATCACTTTGAAACCAATCATATAAGTTGTCAAAAGTGTTTAGTGAATAACAATTATAATGACTGATATAAGGAATTTCATATCTGGAAACATCCGTTACTTTATCTATTGAACCAGACACACATCTTTGAATTCTTGCTTTGCTAAAAAACGATGTTCCTATAGGATGTAATAATCTAAGAACTGCTTCTTTGTATTTTTTAAGTACCGCATCGGTTTCTAACACATAAGAAAATTCTTGAAAATAATGATTGTCTTGCATTACCTTATTCGTACTCAATCTACCATCATTGTTTGAGTAGTATCCTTCTTCTTCAAGAAGAGCTCCAACAGAAACCAATCCCACAAATCCAACTCCATTACTACTATTCACTGTTGCTGTTGTTGGGCCATCATACCCCAATCCAGAATTTTCTATTTTTATTTTTTGAATTGCTCCTGTCAACGAATTAATTCCAGACACTCTTCCTTTAGCTTCAGATATTTTATTTTCTGTTGAAAACTCTACTAAATCTCCTACAATATATCCTGTTCCGCCATTTAAAATTTTTACGGACTGAACACATGAAAATAATCTAGGTTCAATAATCAAATCACCAGAATTGTTGAAAAACTCTATGGGATATTGTGTGCCACTTAAAAAAGTTCCGTTGGTAGATGTAAAATATATTTGAGATACTTGGTGTATGTTTGTTTGTTGCGTTGTTACCGAATTTACATCCAACACAGATCCACTTGCTATAATTTCTCCAGTTTCTATATTTTTTTGTAGTATGGTTTTTCCCACGCAACTAAAAATGTTTTTTTTACTTGTGTGTAGTGTTTTAATAGATTTCTTTTTAATCCACTTGCCGTCAGACAAACGAAGAATATCGTTTTTTGGATAGTAGATACTAACAGAAGAATCAAAAAGAATACGAAACAAAAATTTATAGGTTTTTTCTGTACCCTTCGCTCTGTAAAAATCCTTTATGTTTTTTATTAATATTTTTTCGTCTAGTGGTTTTCCTGTTTCTTTGTTGACGGCGAGAGTTTCTGGAAAATCTAATAAATACTGTTTTCTAAAACGCTCCAAGAAAATGTCCATTGTTTTATCAATATCTATCACTTCACCTAAACGCATAGGGGATCGTAGATAATCAGTCTCTTTATCTAACCATTCATAATATGCTTCGATAAAAGCAACAATAGCAGGATGATCCTCCCGAATAAATTCAGGAAACTGATTCTGTATAAAACCAGAAATGTTATTAGTATTGCTACTCATGATATTAGTAAGGGAATCTTGCTCCAGATTGGTTGTTGTCTATTTGAGTCTGATCTTGAGAGAATGTTATTGATACCTGCTTTAGATCTATTACTAAAATATCATTTCTTCGTGTTCCTATGTCATCTGCTTTTGGTAAAGCTGTTATGTAAATTTCTGTTTCTGATGATGGATAAACTGTTGTTGGTTGAAAACTTTTTAATACTATTTTTCCCGTTTTATAGTCTACTGTTCCTATAGAATTTGACATATACACTTTTTCATCTTCGACAAGTTTATAAATACGAACATTACCGTAACCATCATCGTCTAGTTGTGCCTTGATTGTTGGTTTTACTATCATACCACTTAACAAATCAGTATATCCAAAAACACTGCTACTAAGAATACTTGGATATCCCTCAACAGGATGATACAATTCGTTGTCAAATTTTATAGTATACGGATACGATTTACCTAATATAGGTTCTATTCTTTTTTGTAGTTTCATAATAGAACTATTGCTGCTAATCATTGGATTTGATTGGTCTATATACGAAGAAAATGTGGATAGTCGAAAATCTCTTCCAAACTGTTGTAAATTACTTGTTGCAAACGAAGCAATTCGTGAACGCAATATGGTCTCAAGAACAGATGGGGAAATTTTTGCCTTGATAGAACTATACCGAACAGTAAGATCAATAACCAAATAAATATACTCAGGATCAACCAATTTAGGAATAATTGTAAGCATATTTTTTTTGCTTAATACATTCTTTTCTATGGCTAACTTTTCTAGTATGGATAATTTTTTAGCACCAACTGGTTTTATAGAAACAAAAACCTTTCCGTACTCTGGTGGTGTGTTTTCTTCTCCGCCCCATACATAAATGGATTCTGCGGTATCTAAAAATTCTTTGGATAATATTGTTTTATAATCATCTTTAGTGACTGCTCTCTCTTGGGTTTGGTAATGCCGTGGTGCATAATATTTAATAGAACTAATAGACTCGGGCGACATTCCTCCATATGAGCCTATGGTTTTTCCAAATGTGTCTAGTTTTGCGGAACACGGTGGATTCGTTTGACTGTTGTTTACAATTTGTGTGTTTGTTGAGTCTGGTGAATATTGGAATAGTTTACAGTCGTTTCCGTTTACACCAGATGTTTGAAGATACTGAACTGTTATTACATTTCCATTTTGTAGTTTTCTTCCTACTATACCGTCCCCAAAATAAATTTCAAAATTACCATCTTCTGTTTCTTGAATAAAATACGCATTGGACGCAGAATCTAGTTTTGTTATATCGTCGCACAGAAACCAATTATCTAAAATTCCTTCTGTATCTTTTGTAGTTTTTTGAACGGTTACGCTTAAAGTATCAACATCAACAAAAGTTGAGGGTAATATATATTTTTGAGATGTATCGAATAAGTTTACAACAAAAGAATAAGTTTTTAGACTTCCTTCTTTTACTTCTACATCTTTAACAACAACATTTCCGTCAATTACCACATATTCTGCTTTATAATTTTTTAGAGTGGTGAAGGACAGACTATTTCCACCTTCTTGTCTACCAGTAAACTTTTCTCCTTTGAATACAAACACTAGTCCATTTTGTACTGCCTGTATTAAATTTGGATTTGTTCCTAAATCAATATCAATTGTATTTGTCGATGCCTTGATTGATTTTGAAACATAACCCAAATGCTTGCCTATAGAAACTGCACTAGACCGCATAACCGCAGAGTCTAGAAACGCTTCGTTCGCAACCATATTTGCGTAAAATGCTTGATAATGGGTGTTGTAGGCTAGAATATCCAACAATATATTCATTGTTGAACCCTCAAAATCAAAATCTTTGAATTTGGTTTGTCCTCGAAGATAATTTTTTAGATTATTTTTGATTAAATCAAAGTCTAAACTATCTATTTGTAGGTTGTCGCTGTTCATCTGGTTCTTTCTAATAAGATGTTAGTTTCGTAGACCTTTTTAAGATTTACCACCACAAATCTTATGTTTAATGTTATTCTACTCTCGTCCACATTATATAAAAAATTTATATCAAATTTTGTTATTCTTGGTTCTTGCAACTTTATCAATCTCTCTATGTCTCTTTTTATATGAGTCACAGTAATAGGATCTGGATTTGTAAACAATATATCCTGTATTCCTGATGATATTTCTGGATGAAATGGTTTTTCGTATCGTTGTAGTAATAGTAAATTGCGAAGAGCTTTCTTTACTGAATTTTCGTCAAGTACCACAGGAGCATCCTTGCTTACAGGATTTGGAAAAAAATTCGCATCAAGATCACAATAGATATTATCTGAATCAGCCACGGTTTTTCACTATCTCCAATTCTATAAATGACCTGTAAAGATCAAATGTTTTTTCTGCTTTTTGGGAGTCTAGAGGAATCTTATCAAAATCATTCCACTCCAACTTTACAAACCCTACAAAGAAATCCTCTTTCTTGAGTGGCAGCACACAAAATGCTTTGATGTTTTTAGATTCGTTGTAGGTTCTTAGATTTGAATTTTCCTTTAGATTGTCCGTGTAGTATACGATAGGTTCGTCTTTGCGAATAAATTGAATTAAATCCCAAAACAAGGTAACCAATACTGATTGGTTGTGTGGATGCTCTAAAGAAACACCAAGGTCGCAAGATTCATGCGTTGCCGAAAACCTTTTCATAGGTGAACCTTCTAGGAATTTTCCACCATTATGAAACTGAAGCACCTGCGCTCGGTCTCCTTGTAGTAAATTTCGTAGAGTGGTGAGTTGCTCCTGTATATGAGAATGACGAACATCACTAAGAATGTTAAGGTTAATATCAGTTTCCTCTTTTAACTTTTCTGTTTTGTGCTTGGAACGGACATAACCCATGCCCATCATAAGGCCACCAAATAGACCTGACAATGCCATGCCAACACTCATCCAAAAATCAAAACTGCCTGGTGTAAATAACATATTACTTCCTTTTTAAACGCTTCCTAATCCGTCAGAACTACCTTGTGCAACCGCTGATCCGCAACTGATAGGGTCTCCTACTCTCATAACCTGCTTACCGTTCACTAAAAAATTCGACTGACCTACCGCTCCTACTCGTTCGTGGCAAGGGTGATTTGTGTCACACTGATCACAATGAACTTGCCAATGATCTCCTGCACGAGTAACTGCCTTTCCGTTAAGAAAAACATTTGATGAACCCTCAATGCACGGCATCGGAGGATAGCATCCGTGTCCTGAACATAAATCTCCTACTCTTGCAATGGCCGGCATTCAAAACTCCTTAACAATTAGGGAAATACCCACGACTTTTCTGAACCTGTAAATACTCTAAATTATCTATAACGAATCGTTCCACCACATTCCCGCCGTATGTGTACGGTGGGGTTTTACTAGTAACAATCTGCTTGCCGTCTACTGTATGGGGTGAGTCTTTAGGGTTGTAAAACAATATAAACCTGTCCCTCTCACTGCTCCAATTTTTAGAAATAGGACTTATAGAAAACTCTCCTTCTTTTCCAACATAAAAGGTTAAACCTGCGTCTATACCTGATGTTGCGCCGCCTGTTAAACTGAAATTGCCTGTATACCATGAGTATGTATCTGCATCATACACCACTCCTGCGGCGATTGCTGCTTGTGTAGGTACAGCTTCAATATTAAATGCGAATCCTAGACTGCTTGCGCTTTTTGAACCGTAACTGCTTTCTGACAGGTCTTTCACAGGTATTCCTAACTGATCTCCCACCACAGGAACATCAGCAAAATTGCCAACTATTCCTGCTATGGTTGCCGAACCGTCAGAATTGTTGGTAATTTCCAATCCCGCAGGAACACCGTATACTGTGGAATCCGAGACTCGATTTTCCACAACAAATCTGTACAGAAATTGCTGACCCACCCCAACCAGACTAGGAATTTCATACTTCACTGTGGATGATATCGCTGCCGCTTCCCTTATGGAGGATACACTGTTGGCTTGTGTGGAAATTAGGTTGCCTATTGGAGGGTGAGTAATTGCGGCGTTATCACATCCTACAATTGTGGTTTCTCCTGTTGTCCATCTGCCGATATTAGTTGGCAATGCCGCAGTAAGGGAAACATAGGAAACAAAATAGGCTGTTGGAGTTCCACCACTATTAGGAGAAAGTTCTTCTTGCTGTGCTACTAAAGTATAGGTAAAACCTCCCTGTAATGTGTCCAAAATTTCTTGGCGACCCATGTGTCCAAATACTGTTACATCTTTTGCACCAAGTGTTCCTGCGGGAGTTATTGTTAATACACTAGTTTCACTTATAACAGTAAACTCAGCAACTTGAACACCATCAATTGATATCCCTTCTATAAGATCTAAACCTGTTCCTGTTATTGTGATTTCAGTTCCACCCAACGCAGATCCAGAAGCAGGACTGACACTTGTAATGCTTAGTACGGGTTCAAAAACTTCTTCTTCCCCTTCATGAATATAGGTAAAACCTCCCTCATATGTCGCATCGAATTCATTTGCAGTTACTGTTACATCTTTTGCACCAAATTTGATGTCTCCAGCGGGAGTTATTGCCAATACACTAGTGTCACTTACAATAGTAAACTCAGCAACTTCAACTCCATCAATTGTTACACTTATTGTACCGTTTAAATTTGTTCCTGTGATTGTGATTTCAGTTCCACCCAACGCAGATCCAGAAGCAGGAAAGACATCAGTAATGGTTGGTTCTAAAAGAGGGGGCATGATTTATTATGGATTGATATCCACTCTACCTCCTGGATCCATTATTAGTTTAGCAGACCCACTAGAATTAATATACACCTTGCCTTTGCTGTTCACAGTGTATGTGCCTGTTACATCGTGCAAGAAATTTCCTTTAGTTACAACATGAATATCCTTGTCCGCTTGAACATCCACCTTTCCTTTGCAGTACACTTTCGCTGCGCCGTTTATTGTTACATTTACCATACCCTCTATCAGTACACTATTCGCGCCTGCAATAATGGTATAGTTTTCGCCTACAATTTTGGTAACAACCGATCCTGTGGCGTGAACCTCTTGAAAAGTTCCTGATCTGTGG